CACAATGCCACCGGCTTATTGTTTTTATATTCAATTTCGTTGATCCAATCGCCCCATAATAATTGATGAGCAATACCCGTTTGTCGCCACTGAAAAGATGACTGCTCCGGGTTCGGCCTGTCGTGTAGAAGTTTATAGGCAGGGTGGTTGCGATCCTTTTCTTTGCCGTCGCCGTTCCTGCGGAATACCGGCAAGGGGAGCGATGCAACCGTCCCGGCTAAAATGCGAACACAGGCAAACACGGCAGTATTTTGCAGGGCTGTGGTTTCGTTAACAGTAACCCCGGATAATACAGGCCGCCCGCCGAAATGGTGAGTTAACCAGCCCCCCGGATCTTTTAAACTCCTTTGCCCTGTCAGCACGTATAATATACGCTGCGCTATATTCAATATCTCCACCCCTTATATCGTTATTACTGCCGGTGCTGTGGTTATCATTTCTTCGCGGACCATTGCCCGGTTCATTGCATTAATCATCGCCACCAAGCCATCGATGCGCTCTTTACCCTTACTCTTTATTGGCCTGATGTTTTCATTTTCGTCTGTTTTGACTTCCACGTTGCCAATATTCCACCTCAGTATCGGGTGGCCGTTATGTTTAATTTTCTTTCCCATAGTCAGCTGTTCTATTTCTTTCATCGGCGGAGACATAGACTTGTAACCCTGCCTGACTTCCACCGGGGTTATCCCGTTATCCTCCAGCCGGATCGCTGTCTGCATGGCATTCCAGGGATCGTAACCTACCTCGCAGATCTTGTATTCCTGGGCCAGCTTGATGATATGCTCTTCGATAAAAGCGTAGTCTATAACGTTACCGGGCGTAGTCTGCAGGTAGCCCTGTTTAACCCAGGTATCATAAGGCACCTGATCTTTGCGAACACGCTCCGCTATGTTGTCCTCCGGCAACCAGAACCAGGGCAGCACGTTCCATTCTTTGTTAATATCGTCCGGCGGAAACAGTAAAACAAAGGCTGTCATGTCAATCTTGCTTGACAAGTCCAGGCCTCCGTAACACGGCCGGGCTTTTAGCCTGTTGACGTCTATCTTCTTTTTACACAGATCCCAGAAGTCGACGCCAAGCCATTTGCTAAGCTTTATCTTTTCCCAGCTGTTTAGCCTAAGCCACCGGAAGTTCTTCTCCCTGGCCGGGTTGCCTTCTGCCCTGGTATATTGATCTATTACCTTCGACATCGGCACAGTATGGTTTATAGAAGGTCTTATCCCGCCAGTCCAGCGTTTTTACTGTCTGGTACTCGCGGCCCGTCCATATCCGTTTGTTGTCTCGATCGATCCCGTAGATCATGGAATAAAAAGTAGGATCCACCTTGGAGCCGGTTAATATATCGGTTGCTAGCTGGTGCAGCTCCCAGCCGATCGAGGTGCGATCCGGATCGTCGCCGGCCGTTGTAATTAAAAAGAATAGCGGCTGGTTCCTGGCATCCCCGGATCCTTCCGTCATTACATCGTATAACCCCCGGTTCGGCTGAGCATGAATTTCATCAAAGATAACTGCGCTTACGTTAAAACCGTGCTTTGAGTAGCTGTCAGCGCTTAATACCTGGTAGTAGCTTTTTGTCGGCATGTAAACCATGCGCTTCTGTGACAGAATGGGTTTAATCTTTTTCCTTAAAGCCTGGTTCTGATCAACCATGTCAACCGCTACATCGAAAACGATGGAGGCCTGCTGACGATCGGCAGCACAGCCATATACTTCAGCTGCCCATTCATCGTCCGCTGTTAAACAATACAGGCCAACCCCTGCACCAAGTTCACTCTTACCCTGCTTTTTGCATAGTTCAAGGTAGGCAGTTGTGTACTGTCTGAAGCCGTCTTCTCTTACTGTGCCAAAAACATCTGACAACGCCTGGATCTGCCAGTCCAATAATGTAAAAGGCACACCCTTCCATTTCCCTTTGGTGTGCTTTAAACACTTGAAAAACTGTATGACACTGTCTGACTTTTTCTTATCGATGGGCATTTTATTTCACCCCTGACAACAACGCCTCCATCGGATCGTAATCATCATCCAATGCCTTGACTTCAATCCTTGTTCTGCTGGCTGGAGTTAGGCCAAACTCTGAACACAGCGCCTTATACCTTTCGTATGCCCGGTGCATCAGCTTGACGGCCGGCCTTTCAACCTCATTTTCGCCACCGCCTTTGTTAACGTAGATATAGTATTTGCCGTTCTTCTTAATGTCCTTTACAAATTCTACGTAGTCGCCCCAGGACTGGCACAGCATACTAAAGGATTCGAGATCCGCTTCAGTTAAGAGACGCAGCCTCTGTAAGGTTGGCACCAGCCTCTTCCACATTTTCTTGCCTTCCTTGTTCATCCAGGTAGGCGGCTTGACATCATTCATGGCTGGAGGTGGCTTCGGTTCGCCTTCCAGCACCCTTATTTCAGTTGGTTTCCTTGGCCTTCCTGTCTTTGCCATTATATATAACCCCTTTGGTTAACTTATGCGAATTCTTTCATGAGCCTGTCAGCGCGCCTCCGGTGCCGTATTTCTGTAGAGCCTTGATAGCCCCGGTATATATTCATATTAAACTATCATTAATTGGCCATACTTGTTTGCCATATATTGCCGGTTTCCTTTTGACGAATTACATCCTAAGTGTGCAAGTTGAACGTTGTCTTCTGTGTGCGAACCGCCATTACTTAATGCAATCCTATGATCCAATGATGCGCTTTTGGGATGCGGATATTTTAGCCTACTATCGACCTTTAACCCGCATATTTGACATATCCATTTGTCCCGGTTGAACATCTCTTTAGTGTTAAACATTTCTACTATAGCGTTGCGCTCTCTTGCTCTTCTTCTTTTATTGCATTCTTTACGGCTTATCTTATGCGCATCAGTTCTTCTATAAGCATTTGTAGAACATTCAGGTGAACAATATATTTTCCTTTTGTCTCCATATACTGGCTTAAATATCGCTCCACATTCCTTGCACTTACGAGGGGTATAATCTCTTGTGCTTCTTTGCTTATCACGTTCTAAGTTATATTGCTTTGTATGTTTTTTTCTACATTCATCTGAACATTTATTTTGTCTGCTGTTTCTTGCAATAAAAGCGTTCCCGCAAACAGTGCAGCTTACCGGATATATTTTAGTTGTTGGCCATATTTGTTTTTTGTCCATGTTGCAGCAATCAACAGAGCAGTATTTTTGCAACACCTGCTTTTTGCGCCTATCCCTTTTAGGCTTAAACTTCTTGCCACAATATTGGCAGTTTATCATCTCAACAGGTAATCGTTCTCCCTGTTCTTTTACCTTCTTTACGTCCTCAGCAGCGGCAAGAAGCTCTTTTAGGGCTTTTTCATACATGCCCTTCCTGTAATAAACCCAGCCCAGGCTGTCCCTGAAAAAACCGTTTTCTTTCTCAAACTTAAGCGCCCTGATAATGAGATCCTGCGCCTCTTCCAGTTTCTGCCCCCTTTCGGCGTAAGTATACCCTATGTAATTATACGCCTCCGCGTTTTTGGGGTTAACTTTTATCACCCTGTAAAACTGCTCAATCGCCCTGTCATGGTCTTTCATTTTGTCATAAATAAGCCCCAGGTTAAAATGCAGCTTTTCAGAACCGGGAAATTTTTCTATGGCGCTCCTGTAAACTTCCGCGGCTTCTTCATATTTTCCGCTGTCAGAATAAGCCGCGGCAAGAAGCGCGTAATAATCCTCTTCGTCAGGGTGTTTTTCAAGAGTTTCCTTAAAAAAATCAATAGCCCCGCTGAAATTTTTCATTTTCGCGTAAACATGCCCTATGTGAAAATAGGCAGCTGAAAATTTATCGTCTATTTCAGCCGACTGCCGGAAATATTCAAGCGCTTTACCGTAATTTTCCAGCCCCTCGTGGCTCAGCCCTATATAATAACTGTTAAGCGCGTTATCCCCGGCTTTTTCATCTATTTCCATGAAACATTCAAGAGCTTTGCCGTATTCCTCCTTTTTCAGCATTATGATCCCTATGGCCCGGAGATAATCCATGTCATCCGGAAATTCCCCGCGCAGCTCCGAATAAACCAAAAGAGCCTCGTCCCACCTTGCCTCCCTGAAATAAAGCTCCGCTATGTCCTTTTTTACCAGCGGGTCATCTCCGCCTTTTGCCGCAAGCAGCTCCCTGTAAACTTTTTCAGCTTCCGCGTTCTTCCCTGTTATTTCAAGGGCCCGGGCCAGCGCTGTATATGCCCTGTAGTAGGAACTGTCCTCATTAACGGCTTTCCTGAAATATGCTGCTGCCTTTTCATTATCTTCCTTTGAAGCATATAACAGCCCAATGTTGTAATAAGCCGCGGCT